TAGTTGGTAAATTTTTTAAGAAAATTTTTACTAACTTTATAGCATGGTAAAAGACATCATATATGATACTTTAAAGAAGGATGGTAAATGGAGTAGAACATCATTAACAATGTTCTCAGCTTGGATTATTTCTTGTTGGCTAGCTATATCTGACTATATCTTTAATGGTTTCAAATATGAGGTTTTTGTAACATTTGTAGGAGTAGCAGTAGGTGTTAAACTATCAGATTCAATAGGAACAAGAATATCTAAGAAATAATGACTGAGTTAGCAGCAATAACAAAAAAATATGGAGCAACAGGCGTACTAGCTTGTTGGCTGTGGTTTACTAACTCAAGAGTTGAAGACTTAGAGAATAAACTTATTAATTGTTATCAATCTCAGGCAAGAATTGAGCAGTTAGATATACGTAATATGTATGATGTAAATAATCATTTAGTTGCAATATTACCTGAAGACATACAAATAAAAAGAGAGAACGTATAGTCTTTATCAAAAAAAATAGTTATGTTTGCATAAATTAAATTAAATATTATGTCAAACAAACTTACAGAAGAAGAGTTAGATCGTTTCATTAAAACAAGACAAAACTACTTCGATTTAAAAGATCAAATAGCTGATATTACAATTAGCGAAGAAAGAATCAAACAACAGAAATCAAAAGCATTATACGATATTGAATTAGCTTACGATTCATTAACTGCTATCCATAAAGAAATACAAGAGAAGTATGGAGATGGAAAAGTAAATCTACAGACAGGTGAAGTTAATTCGTAAGGTATCAATCGGAATAGATTACAAAAACTCTATGCATTTTGTAGTCGGACAAGAGGTACTTGATAAGTCTTATCATATTGACTATATCAAAAATACTATTGATGGTATTGAGATATGGATAAAGAAGGCTAACGAGATTATACTTTGGAAGTCATTCAATAAAGCAGTACCAGTTGTTATAGAATATAATATTGATTTTTAATGAAGTCTCCCAATTATTTTATCATTAAACCATTAAACGATTCTAGGTATGATAATATCAGGAAGTATGGTGATAAAGAATTTGTAATAAGTTCTTCTACAGAAGACCATAGAATCGTTAATCGTTATGCAATTGTTCAGTCAGTTCCAATGAATTATAGTGGAGCAATTAAGCCTGGAGATACGGTAATCGTTCATCATAACGTATTTAGAGTTACTTATGGATATGATGGTCTACCTAAGAGTAGTTGGTCATTCTATAAAGACAATATATTTTTAGTATCGTTAGATCAGATTTTCTGTCATAAGTCAGATGAAGAGGATTGGAAATCAATCTATCCGTATGTATTTATCAAGCCTAATGGTACTGAACTAGAAGGTACAGTTGTCTATACTCCAAAAGAAATAATAAATGTTATAGCTGGAGACATAATAACACATAAACCTGAAATGGAATATGAGTTTAAATTTGATGATGAGAAATTGTATAGAATGAAATATACTGATTTATGTCTGAAACTTTAAAAGATAAAAAGAACAGATTATTAGCAGCTGCCGAGAAGGGAGTTGATGAGCTTATTAAGGTATTAGAAGAACCTATTATAACGAATGCAGAGGAAGATTTATCAGCAGATAAGTTAAAAAATGCAGCTCAAGCAAAGAAATTAGCATTCTTAGATGCTATCGAGATGTTGCAAAAGATACAGCAAGAACGAGATTCAGAGGATGCTGAAAAAATATCAACAGTACAAATAGGTAAACAAGGATTTGCTGAAGGAAGAGCTAAAGGTGGGAAGTAAGTACGCACTATATAATTTATGTAACGACATCGTTAATGCTAATGCTAGAGCCTCTAGGAATAGAAATAAGCTTTGGAAGTATGGTTACGATGCTACGTATGATATTGTAGTTATATCCAAAGATGGGACAATTGGTGATATATATGATATCAATGGATTGAAAGTAGCCTTACCATCTACTCCTGGCAAACTAATGAGAGGAGCAAATAGATGGGAGGCATTCGAGTACCCTAAAGAACTTCAAAAGATAAAGACAGTATTTGATTGGAACAGAAAAGATAATGCTTTTAAATCAAAGTATGTTGATTATATAGAGGAAGAGTACGACAGAAGGGAACAAGGTTTTTGGTTTATGAACAACAATAAGCCTACCTATCTAACAGGAACTCATTATATGTATCTTCAGTGGTCCAAAATAGATGTTGGTCTACCTGACTTTCGTGAATCAAACAGAGTATTCTTTATATTTTGGGAAGCTTGTAAAGCTGACAATCGTTCGTTCGGAATGATATACCTTAAGAACAGACGTTCTGGTTTCTCATTTATGTCATCAGCAGAAGTTTCCAACATGGGAACATTAGCAAAAGATGCTCGTTTAGGGATATGCTCTAAAAGTGGTAATGATGCTAAGAAGATGTTTACCGACAAAGTAGTTCCAATTGTTAATAACTACCCATTTTTCTTCCAACCTGTAAGGGATGGTATGAGCAATCCAAAGACAGAGCTTGCATTTAGAGTTCCTGCTTCAAAGATTACTCGTAAGAATATGGATGAGGAACATGAAGAAGATATTGATGGATTGGATACATCTATTGACTGGAAGAATACAGATGATAACTCTTACGATGGTGAGAAGTTATTAATGTTAGTAGAGGATGAATCTGGTAAATTAGAGAGACCTAACAATATAAAGAACGGTTGGCGAGTTAGGAAAACTTGTCTTCGTTTAGGCAGTAAGATTATTGGTAAATGTATGATGGGTTCAACATCGAACGCTTTAGCGAAAGGTGGACAGAACTACAAAGATATGTATTATGATTCAGATCCAAGAAAACGTTCTGCCAATGGTCAAACAAAAAGTGGGTTATATTCTTTATTCATACCGATGGAATGGAACTTCGAAGGATATATTGATGAGTACGGATTCCCTGTATTTGAAGATCCAAAAAAACCTATACTTGGTATTGATGGAGAGATGATTAATATTGGAGTTATTACTTATTGGAATAACGAGGTAGCTTCATTAAAGTCTGACTCAGATGCATTAAATGAGTTCTATCGTCAGTTCCCTAGAACAGAGTCTCATGCATTCAGAGATGAATCTAAGGAGTCTTTATTCAACTTGACAAAGATATATCAGCAAATAGATTATAATGACTCTTTAATTAAAGACCAAGTATTAACTAAGGGTAGTTTCCATTGGAAGAACGGTGTTGTAGATTCAGAGGTCGTTTGGACTCCTGATAAGAATGGTCGTTTCTTAGTATCATGGATACCTAATACGAATTTACGTAATAGAGTTCTAGTTAAGAACGGAAAGAAATATCCTGCAAATGAGCATATCGGAGCATTCGGTTGTGATCCATATGACATCTCAGGAACAGTTGGTGGTGGTGGTTCTAATGGAGCATTGCATGGTAAGACTAAATTCCACATGGAAGAAGCTCCTTCAAATGAGTTTTTCCTAGAATATATAGCAAGACCTCAGACAGCAGAGATATTTTTTGAGGATGTATTAATGGCGTGTATTTTTTACGGTATGCCACTATTAGCAGAGAACAATAAACCTAGATTACTTTATCATTTTAAGAATAGAGGATATAGAGGTTTCTCAATGAACAGACCTGATAAACCAATGCACAAACTATCTAAAACAGAGTTAGAGCTTGGAGGAATACCTAACTCATCTGAAGATGTAAAACAAGCTCACGCTTCATCTATTGAGTCTTATATTGAAGAGTATGTAGGTATAGATACAGAAGGAACTTATAGAAGTACAGATGAGATTGGTTCAATGTATTTCACTAAAACTTTAGAGGATTGGGCTAGATTCGATATAAATAATCGTACAAAACATGATGCCTCTATATCGTCAGGGTTAGCAATTATGGCAACTAGAAAGTTTTCTGTAGCAAGGGATGCTGAAAAGTCAAAAATAAATGTTAAATTTGCTACTTATAAAAACAATGGTAATATCAGTGAATTAAGATAGTATGGAGAAACCATCAATACAAATAAAAAACGTTTCATTCCCAAATCAAATGGCATCAGATGCCGAGAAAGAAAGCAATGAATACGGTTTAAAAGTCGGTCATGCTATTCAAGGAGAATGGTTTCGTAGAGTAGGTAATGATAGTTGCAAATACTACTCTCAATATGGAGAGTTCCATAGATTAAGATTGTACTCAAGAGGTGAGCAATCTATAGCTAAATATAAATCAGAGTTATCTCATAATGGAGATTTGTCTTATATCAACTTAGATTGGACTCCTGTTCCAATTATTCCTAAGTTTGTAGATATACTTGTTAATGGTATTCAAGATAGACTATACAAAGTAAAAGTAGAAGCACAAGATATCATGTCAGCAGAGAAGAAGAATCTTTTCCAAGATATGGTTGAGTCAGATATGGTAGCTAAAGATTTCCTATCTAAAGCTAAAGAACAAACAGGTATTGATGCATTCAATGTACCTGAAAAAGAATTACCTGAAACATCTGAAGAGTTGTCTTTATATATGCAACTTAAATTCAAGCCATCTGTAGAGATAGCTGAAGAGATAGCATTAAATACGATATTATTACAAAACGATTATCAAGATACTCTTAAGCCAGATATCGATAGAGATATTGCTGTAATTGGTGTTGGAGCTGTTAAACATGAGTTTAATCCATCATCAGGACTTGAGCTTAGTTATGTTGATCCTGCTTCATTGGTATATAGTTACACAGAGAAGAGAGATTTCTCTGACTGTTATTATTTCGGTGAAGTAAAACAAGTACACATTACAGAGTTACTTAAAATTAAACCAGACCTAACTGACGAAGATATTCAATCAATATCTCAAACAGCTGGTGCTTGGCAGAATCATTTCCCTATCGTTAAGTCATTCAATGATGATTCATTTGGTGGAGAGATGGTATCTATATTATTCTTCAACTATAAAACATCTAAACGATTCGCTTACAAACGTAAGTTCTTAAAGAATGGTGGAGAGAGAGTTATTAAGAAGTCAGATACATTCAGACCTGTAGTTGGAGAGGATGATAGTTTTGGAGTTCTTGAGTCAGTTAAGGATGTTTGGTATGAAGGAGTTCTTGTATTAGGTAGTAACAAATTACTTAAATGGAACTTACTTAAAAATATGGTTAGACCTGATGCTGCTACTCAGAAAGCATTACCTAACTATGTTGTTTGTGCTCCGAATATGTACAATGGTGTAATCGAGTCTATAACTAGACGTATGATACCATTTGCTGATCAGATACAATTAACTCACTTGAAGTTACAACAAGTAATGTCAAGAGTAGTTCCTGATGGGGTATTTATTGATGCTGATGGACTTAATGAAGTTGATTTAGGTAATGGAGCAGCTTACAATCCTGAAGAGGCATTAAAGCTTTATTTCCAAACAGGTTCGGTTATCGGTAGAAGTAATACGATGGAGGGCGAATTTAATAACGCTCGTATTCCAATTCAAGAGTTGTCTACTAATAGCGGTCAATCTAAGATGCAAGCATTAATAGCTGTTTACAACTATAATCTTAATATGATTAGAGATGTAACAGGAATGAATGAAGCAAGAGATGGTTCTATGCCAAACTCAGATGCATTAGTTGGTGTTCAGAAATTAGCAGCATTAAATAGTAATATCGCTACAAGACATATATTAGAAGGTGGTTTATTAATTACTAAAAGATTATGTCAATGTATTTCATTAAGAATTGCTGACATTCTTAAATACGCAGATTTCAGAGATGAGTTCGCTATGCAGATTGGTAATTACAATCTAGCAATATTAGATGATATCAAGAACTTGTACTTACATTCATTCGGTGTGTTTATCGAGTTAGCTCCTGATGAAGAAGAAAAACAATTAGTAGAACAAAATATTCAAATAGCATTAAGCAGAGATCAAATTGATTTAGAAGATGCTATCGATATACGTACAATTAACAATCTTAAATTAGCTAAT